GCAACATCTTTGGTGCTGTAAAGGGATTTCTAGGAATAGGTAAAGAAAAAGAAGACATTAAAAGCAAAACTATTCGTAACTCTGGAGAGGGGCTGCGTTTTGAAGGAACGCTGTCTAACCTAAGCAGCGTGCCATTAAGTGAGTCTTTAAGCAGCTCTATGATGTCTGGAGCCCCAGTAAACTTTGCTGATTTCCAAAGAGAGTTTCCAGCAGATGATATTGAACAAGGCATAAGATTTGGAAAATCTGGTGGGAAACATTTCTTAAACAACACCATAGATAAAGTGTCTGGTGACAGTGGGTCCATGGTTGGGGGAAGTAGAAAAGGACTAATTCAGTTCTTACACAATATTGGTTTTAGAGGAAAAGCTTTAGATACTGCGTTTGCTGTTGCATTGGCAGAATCTGGTGGTAATTCTGGAACTATCAATAAGCGTAGTAAGGATTATGGCCTATTCCAGATCAATATGGATGGCAAAAACTATGACGATAGAATAAAGAAAGAGTGGAACTATCACGGTACCAAGTTTAAATTAAAAGGGCTTGGTGATCTTTTAAATCCCACAACTAATGCCAAAGTTGCATATCACATGACGAACAAAGGAAGAAACTGGATTAGGTGGGTATCCCACAATACAGGTGACTATACCAAGTTCTTAGATGATGCAGTTATGGCTAGAGAACAAGCAGGTATAGGTGGAGACAACCCTGCAACTGCTGGCATGGCTATGGAAACTACAGGTGCAGCGGGATACAGAAGATCTGGATCTATATCTGGATCAGTGACTAGTAATCAAACAATAAACGTAAAGGTAGACTTACAGCTTAAGGTAGATAAGTTAGGTAGTGCAGAGATTACCAGAGTTGCTTCTAGCTTAAAGAAGGCTATCAATGATGAGTTTAAGGTGAATGGACTGGGAGTTAACTAATGGCTTGGACATATAAGAACCTTTCTTCCGTACAGGATGCAAACTCTGTATATCAAGCTGGGTATCCAGCATACTTTTGGACCGTAGATTGCTATGAGGCTGGGGGTCAAACTGCCGTTGCAGTCCCAGTCAACACAGATAATAAAAGCGTGTACAAAGGCAATACTATTTACTATGTAGTGAGGGTTTGGAAACAAAACGCTTTTCAACTTAATCCCACAAGTCCTGCAACCCCTTTAACCAGAGACGATGATCTAGAGGTATATGTTTTAGACTCTTATAGGAATGCCCAAGCAGCAAACTTTGAAATTAGCGAAGTTGAGTGGAGAAAGCACGAAAAATTATTTAAAAGAAAAACTGTTGGTGATTTCCCTTACTACACTGACCCAGGCTACAGCGTAAGCAGCAGTGGTGTAACTACAGACGCAGAAACAACAAAAAGACTTTTTGTATTTACCGTAAGAGCGAAAAAATCAAATGTGTTTCTTCAACCAGATATTTATGTAAAACTAAAGAAAAATGGAAATGAAAACAATTCAAACGAAGATAGAGAAGTTCTTCCCCACAGTAGTACATATGTTACTGGCATAAGTTTTACTAACGCTATATCCAAAACCACATCTATACCAAAAATTGTAAAACAAGAGGCGTACCAGGAAGAACTAATTGCATTAGATAGGTGCTCTACCCCCAATCGATGGGCTGCTGTAATTAAAGAATTGGATATCAAACCAAACGCTGTAAATTGGTCTTTACGATATTACCCCCTAGATGCTGACAATATGAGCCCCGCAGTATTAAAACAAAATGTGCAAACTATTTATATTGGCTATGACAGTAGGGTGGGAGTGCCTGGACCCGACGGGGTAGACCACGGAAGAGTGGCAAGAACAAGATTAACTGAAATTAGGAACAACACCTGTAAAGAAGCTGAAGATGGTGGACCTTCAGAAGAACCTGATTTTGATAGGGGAAGACCAGAAGATTTTAAAGACTACTCTAGGACTAATCCCCCCAACCATTTTTACACTAGAAGTCCGTCCCACTGGGCAAAAATAAAAGATCAATACCTAAAAGATACTAAAACAACTCGTAGAGCAAGTTTTGTTGTTCCAGGTAAAAAGGATCTTTTATATGAAGAGACTTCAGAAAAAGGTGTCTTAGGAATGCTCTTTCAAGATACGCAAACAGCTAAAGCATTAAATGCGGATACAAAAAAACCTTGGGGATTTAGGTTTATATACAACCCTACCTACGTCTCTTATGGTACTCAAATGGATACCTCTATTGACTGGATATTGGCAACACACGATCCAGCCAACTATATTGGTGGAAGCTTTAGCGTGAGTGTTCAGCTATACCTAAACCGAGTAGTAGACATGACTGAGCTTGCTCCATTAAAGGGTAAGAATCAACCCTACTCAAAAAACTATCCTAGAGGGTTAACTGCGCAAGAAGTTGAAGGAATTCTACATAGAGGCACCGAGTATGATCTAGAGTTTTTATATAGAGTAGTAAACGGCGATCCAAAAGAAAGCTCTGGAACTTTACTAAGCTATAGCGAGGGTGGTTCAAAACCTAAAACTGCTGACTTTGGTTATATAACTGGAACTCCGGTATGGTTAAAAATCCACCCTAATATGAGGTACAAGGTATCGCTTGCGTCTTTAAACGTAAACCACGTTATATTTAGCGAACAAATGATCCCTATGTTTTCTATTGTAGACCTTCAGTTTATTAGGTACCCAGTTATTAGCGATACAGACGAGAAAGTACAACAAGCCTGGTCTGATAAGAAGAAGAAGGTACGCACTGCTAACGTTGAAAAAGAAGGTGAGCAGCCAAGTCAATGAGTAACATAACGCGTCGTTCTAGATACTTTACTGGGCCTTTAGCTCAGCTTGAAAATAAATCTACAGGCAACTATGACATTGCTGTTTACAGAGAGTTTGAAGAGCTAGGTAACATTAGTTTCTTTGATTACACCTGGGTGTTTGGAGATAGCCTAGGAGCCTTAGCCGATAAGCATCTGCTTAACTCGGTGCTGTGGTGGAAGATACTGGAGATAAACCCGACAATAACAGACCCGTTTGATATTGAGCCAGGAACCGTTATTAGGATCCCGTATGTCAATAGATAACCTATCCACGGCTTCAGAGGTCTTTCAATTTGAGTCCTCGGCTTCTCCTTGGCTTTCAGATTTCTCTGTAAAATTTCCAAAGACTCCAGAGCTTGACCTAATACTTATAAGCGCAGATCTTTATCAAGAACAAGAAGCACACGATATCTTAGTTCTTACCTTTAAAGGTAAGTCTGAAGCCGATAACATCAGCATTGTATCTTCTGATCCAGTAGAGTTTAAATATGATAGCGCAGGAACAAACTCTACATTCCAAGGATACGTCTATCAAATAAACCCGGTGTCAACAGTAAAAGCACACGTTACTGAGATATGGTGCGTATCTGCATCAGCAGTGCTAAAAGACAGTGATCAAGTTGTATTTAAAAAAGTAACGGCTGATCAGGTGATAACAAAAATTGCTAAGAAAAGGGGCATGACCGCCGTAACTCAACGGCATCCCCGCCTACGAGAATCTATTGTCCAAGCTGGACAAACCGATTGGCAAATAATGAGACGCCTTGCAAAGCAAACCGGTTTTGCTTTAAGAACAGAAAACACCACCGTATTTTTTGTATCTAAAGATAAAATTTATCAGGATAAAAAAGCTAAAGCTCCATACTTTAGATACGTAGATGGATTAACAAAAGAAGAACGACAAGTTGGTACTTGCTTTAGATTTACTCCAAATCTTTCTGACGATTCATTAGAAACCGGAGTACGTGTAGATCGAGTAATGACCGGCACTAATGCCTCTTCCGGAGGAATCATATCTACTAGCCACGCTACAAAAGATTATGCTGGAAAAGAAAGTTTAGGAAAAGTAGTACCAAGCAAGGAGTACTTTGATGCCATCTAAATCTACAAAGTATTCTAAGGTTAGTTCTAGTAGTAAACCAAAAGCAAAATACAAAAAACATCACGTGCACGAAGTTACTACAAGCTTAACAGAAGCAAAAGCAATTGCCAATGATTTGGCAGAAACTAAACGATATGCGTATAGAGCTACAGCTACGCTAGTTGGTAACGCTGGAATACGTCCTTACGACCCAATTTATATTGATGGCCTACCAAACGGAATGTCTGGATACTGGACAGTTCTAAAAGTTGTTCATAGATTTGGAAGAATACCTGCTAACTACATGCTTGAAGTAGAGTTAGGTACCGACGTGCTTGGAGAAGAAAACCCTAAAGCTTACAAATCTGTAGAAACTAGGGATGTTAATTCGGAATTAGCTGGACAAAATATTGTTCCAGCAGAGTCCGTATTAGTTGATTACGCTTTTTCTGTAAATGATACTGAGTTATATAAGCCACCTATTGAATCAGTAAATATAAAGCCACGAGATACGGCGGTAACCCCAGCAGTAAACTCTCCGGATTTATACCAAGACTCTATACCAGACTTTTCTGCGGTAAAGAGAAGCACATCTTGGCAAGCTACTAAAGCAAGCAGGGTGCTATGAACGGGAGAGAAATTAATGACCTTAACTATATGCAAGATCCTTTAGGAAGAGTCAGATTTTTTGGAGTGTACTCAGGTAGAGTTGTGGACGTAACTGATCCCCTTAAAAAGGGTCGCATAAAGGTTCAAGTTCCTCAAGTAACTGGAACTGAAAGCTCTGGTTGGCTTGACCAAGTAACAGGAAAAATTGCGGATGTAAATATGCCGTATGGAACTTTTACGTCTTCGTCTACCCAGACTATTACAACTTCTATAGCAGCAATTACTGGTTGGACAAAACAGAATGCTAATAAAATTACTGTGAATGGAACACAGATTGTCATACCTGAAACAGGAACTTATTTAATAAACTCCTTAGCTACTTTTACAAAAAACTCTTTGGGTCAAAGCAACATATCTTTATCTTTAAGAAAAAACGGGATTGCCGTAGCCAATACCACTCAAACAGTAACAGCTTTAGGATGGATCAGCGAACACACTATAACGGCGTATACTCATGTAGCCCCATCTGGTGGGGGTACAGTTACCGGTAACCATACAGATATGGTAATCAACCATAATGGAACTGCTCCAATACACCAGGTATCTCTTGCCTATACCCTGGAACTAAAAGCAAAAGATTATCTAGAGGTGGGGTGCCAAGGATCTTCTGCGGGGGCGGCTCTATCGGGCAGTGCTATTACTTCAGTAAATTTTGTAGGAAAGTTTGTACCTAAAATTGGATCAAATGTGTGGGTTATGTTTGAGGGTGGAGATCCCGAATTTCCCGTATGGATAGGAGCTAAAGCATGAGAGCAATAAATTACCCGTTTACCCTAGACCTTTTTGGAAAACTAGAGGCGGTAACCACCGAGTCTAAAATTTATATGGATAGGATGCTGACACTACTATCCACCCCCAAAGGTCAACGACCATGGAATCCGGACTACGGCACAGACATAGCTAGCGCTTTGTTTGAAAACGATAATGACTTTTATACGGCTGCTAAGGTAGCCATTACCGAGGCTATGGATCGGTGGCTTCCAGAACTTCGTATTACTAGCCTAGTCCTAGATGAAATTAGTTCTGAAGGCTATGCGAATATAACCATCGTAGCGGCACTTCCAAACGATAGACTTACCTCTGTTACCATAAGTAGCGCAGTATTTGGCGCTAATGGACTCATAGAAAGCGCGGCTCAGTAATGCAAATAGATTACACCTCTAGAGACTATGAGGCTTTGCGTGCTGATTTAGTTCGTTTAATAAACCAACGAACTAACTTTAACTGGGATGCTGAGGATGAGTCAGATTTTGGGGCAGTCCTTCTTGACGCCTTTGCTTATATGGGCGACATCATGTCTTATTACCTAGACCGAGTAGCAAACGAAACTGGGGTTGATACGGCAGTAAAGACGGAGACCCTCCTTAAATTTGCAGAACTTTACGGCTATAAACCCTCAGGACCTACCCCCGCAGAACTATTAGTTACTTTTTTAAATAATGGAGATGTTAACGTAACCCTACCTGCTGGTACTCAAGTAATGGCCCCACTAACTACAGGTAACTATAGCGAAGTGTATTTTGAAACAGTTGAGGCAATAATTGCGTTGCAACCTGGACAAAGCATCTCAGTATTAACACGAGAAGGAAAAACAGTTAACACAGATCGTCCAGATTTAATTAGCCCAACTACATATAAGCCCCTTCCTGTAAGCGTAGGAACATCCGATGGATCCTCCGCTCAGGAGTTTGATCTATTTGACACCGGAATTGTAGACAATAGCTTAGTTGTGTACGTAGGACAAGGAACCGCTTTTACGCCGTGGACATACGTAGAGTCTCTTGCAGATTCTAGTCCACGAGATTTGGTGTTTACTACAAGGTTAAATGCAGACGGTACTACCACGGTAATATTTGGAGATGGCGTCAATGGATTAATTCCTCAGGCAAACCAATTAATCAGTGCACTTTATAAAGTAAGCATCGGCATAGCTGGAAATATATTTGCTGATAAGATAGAAGAAGTTACCTTTATTCCTGGCAATGGAGATCCTGAAGTTCTTTCTTTAATTGGAGTAAGTAACGGATCTGCCGCTGTCGGTGGAGCAGATGCTGATTCTGGGCCACAGCTTAGAAAAAAAATTAAGGGCGCAATTATATCTAAAAAACGAGCAATTACTTTAGCTGACTTTGAGTACCTAGCAAATACAGTGGCGCAGGTAGGTCGTACAAAAGCTATTGGTGCGGTATATACAAACATCACCCTATATATGCAACCACAAGACGACGGAACTGTTACTCCAGGTATTGTGAACTCTGTTGCTACAAATTCATGGACAGAAATAAAAAATAGAGTAGAAAACTACTTAGACGATAAAATTCCTGTGGGAACTACAGTAACCGTACAGGCCCCAACATATGTTCCCGTATACTTAACCTTAGCAGTAACAATAAGCAATTCCTATAAACAATCCGCTGTAAAGCTGAACATATCAAAAGCTCTTTTAAATGCTGGAGGTCTGTTCTCCTATGAGAATAGTGAATTTGGTAAAACAATAACTATGTCTTCTGTAATCTCTACCGTGGCCCTAATTCCAGGTGTAGAAGACGTAACCTTGGTCAAGTTCAATACAACTAACGCGGCATCTGTCGGTACAATCTCATTAAGTGCAGGACAACTTGGATACCTTCTGCCTACTAACCTTGTATTCAACCTAACCGGTGGAATAGCCTAGAAAAGGAAAAATAATGCCAGCCTCATTTCCCACGTCGGTAAGAAGCTTTACTACAAAAGTAGATCTTCAAGATACCATTCTTGCTGATCACATTAACTCGCTACAAGATGAAGTACGTGCCATTGAAATTGCTCTTAATGGAACAGTTGATGCTACTAATGGTTTATTAACTTCAAACTATACAGGAACGTTTGCCTCTACATCTTCTTGGAATTCTTTGGATGAGCGCATATCAAATATTGAACGTGGCTTGGTAAATGGCGTTCCTACTTCCCCATATTTGCTTAAGGCTGGGGATAACATGACTGTAGCTAACGTTGTTGCGTTAACTTTAAAAAATAGCTCAGCCACGGTAACAAGCAACTTATTTGAAGCATATAACTCTACCAATACTCTTGGGTTTAATCTAAACGGAAATGCTCAACCTAAGGTTGGAACAGCAAATGTTTTATACGTGGGTAGCTCTGAATACAACACGTTAAACACTACCGCTAACGAAGCATATGCAACAGCCCAAGCAGTTAGGTTTGACCCTTTCCTTCTAGCCGGAATGTAACTAAATGGGTCGTTATTCGTTTGTTGTATACGGACAGGCTGGACTTAAATATGGCCAGATAGAAAACAATCGTGCGTACTATAACGGAAATCTTAGGGCTATTCCACTTACGTATGGTGCAGTTTATCTATATTGGAGCTCTGTATTAACAGACCCAGAAAAAGAATTAAGTCCGGGAGTAGCTGCAACAGTTACGCACTGGAGAATAAACAGAAATTTTAGCGGTGCGGCTGATGATCCTTATGATGGGACAATTGTCGATAGTGGAACCATTTCAAATTATAGGACTACCGCTATAGATGGACCTTTGGATGGAGGAAGACAGGTAACCTATTCTCTTTGGATATTCGACGGCGATGATTGGATTAACTGCGGAAACACCTCAACTGTAATTGTAGATGAGTCAGTAACCCCTACTTTAGTAAAAATAGAAAAGTGGTTGCCAGCTGCCTGGCTAAATATAGAAGGAGACGAAATAGGTGAGCCTGATGACACCTATTTAAATGACGTTCTTTCTGGGTATGCTTTTGCGTACGATAAGTTAAGAACCGAAGCTAAGGTACTAGAGTTATCAATGGACTATAAGTACACCCCCGTTGAACTATTACAATCTAAAATAGAAGAACGTGGGTTTAGTTATGAACCTGTTTTGGGAGACATTTACCACAGAAGCGTGTACCGAGTTAGTGAAAAAGTAAATGCAACTAAAGGAAGCACACAGTCTATACAGTCTTATGTAACCGCTCTTACTCACTGGGTTCCAGAAATAGAAGTTGGTAAAAATCTTCTTTTAAATTATAATGATTCTTCTTTTGAAGAGTCAATTGGAAATTGGGTAACCTCTGTAGGTAATTTTGCGCAGGTAAAGTACTCTGATTCTTTTGCCACAGTTGGTATAGCTATAGGTCCACCTAGCCCAGAACTGTTTTACAATCCTGGGTTTAATCCTAGATCTATAGGGTTTGGTTGGATTCATGGACACAACACTTCTCCAGTTCTTAATTTACCTTCAACCTCTGCAGATAAAGTTTTATACGGGGTGCCTGTAAAACCTGCAACTAGATATAGATTTACTGGTTGGTTAAGAATAAAAGACTCTAGTAAAACCGGATCAGTTGCTGCAAAGATCAATTGGTATGACAGAGCAGGTACTTTGATATCTTCAACAGCAAATAATACAGCGCTAACTGGTACAACTACTTGGCAAGAATTTGCATCAAAATCGGACTCTGGAGTAAATGGCCAACTGTCACCGGATAACGCGGCGTATGCATCTATAGCCCTTACCTTTACAAATAACAACAATCAAGTTGAATACTTTATAGACATGTTGCAGCTTGCAGTTGCTGATGGAACCACTACGTTTGAAGATGCAAGAAAAGTTCTTATATACGCAGCTGGAGATAAAACTAATCTTATTCACAACCCGTCTTTTGAAAATAATACAAATTTTTGGACACCGCACGACGGCACTTTGACTAGGGTAACCACGCCAGCTTACGCAATCCATAGGGGTTCTTATGCTGCACAGTTTGTTGCTTCAACTACAGATAGGGCTGGAATAGTAAGTGATTGGATGCCGGTAAGAGCCGGACAAGCATATACATTTACTGCTTATGTTAGTGCTCAGTCCTCAAAAGAAATTACAGCTCGTCTTGAATTTTCTTCATTACAGTCTGCTGAAGATCAGTCTCAAATTCTTTCTGATGAGGACGGGGACTATTACCCTACAGGCTCTTATTACGTAGAGGCTATAGAAGAAGAAGTATCAACTTCTGCTACTAGAGTACAGGTAACTGCTATAGCCCCTACCTATGTAATAGACGCGGGAGCGCCGTCAGCAAAAGTTTCTTTATTTTTAACTAATCCAGAAGTTGGAGATATTTTTTATGTAGACGGAGTACAACTAGAACGTAGTGGAGTAGAGTCTACATACTTTGATGGAGATGGCGCAAATATTCCGGCTGATCCTATCAATGAAGAAGTTATAGAAACAAGCGATTGTAAGTGGGAAAATGACTCCACATCCTCTGGTCGTAGTTATCGCTGGACTAATTATGCAGCTAAAGCTGCAAGATTAGTAGACACTATTAGTTTAGTTCTTCCTTATGCTGCAAGCTGGGAACTAAGACCAGGATTACCCACCCCTAAATTTCCAGAATTAACACCATCAATTTTACAGTCTCCTTCTTTTGAATCCTCTACTGATGGGTGGAATACTGATTCCTCACTTTTAACTAGAGCAGTATTTAGAGGAACGCTATTTGACGAGTACTCCACAAATGGAGTTGCTTTTGGAAAAGTTACGTCTACTGCGGCAACTACTTTTGGAATACATAGTGACATAGAACTAATAGATACCCTTTCGGGGTATTACGCATCTGTAGCCATTAAACCTGAAAACGCGGATGCTTTTGGAAACTACACATTAAAAGCTAGGTTTTATGATGAGTCAAATGTTGTTTTACAAACTAAAGTTAAAACAGTACGTATACAGGCACTAAATCGTTGGGCGTATATTTCCGTGTACGCTCCAAAAGCTGAAATTTATGGGGCGTCTAAAGCTGACATTAAAATTGAATGTACTCCAGATCTTCCTGCCCCAGGTATAGTATTCGACGTGGATAGGGTAATATTCCGTCAATAGGAGGCGCCATGGAAACAGTCTTTATAGCCGCTTTGGCTTCTGCCTGTTTGCTGTCTGCCATAGAAGGTTTAATACGTCCAATAGGCAAATGGCGCGGTCTAGTGGCTCTTATAGCCTCTATAGGAGCAGCCCTAGTCCTGGATACTAAGATCCTTTATTTGCCCGTCTATGGGCTTGCAGCGGCCTTTTTAGCCCTAGTCTTTACCCTCTTGGTAGACGAGTGGAGCGCCCCAGCCCCCAAGTTGCCACCAAGGGTCCCACCACGCTAGAGTCCTCCTTTGAAGGAGGGCTTATGAAATCACCCGCATCAGATCCGCGGTTATCAAAACGAGCCGTGGGATTTTTTTATTTCTATTTAGAAATCGGTAGAGTCATATCTGCTGAGGAAGCTGTGGATCGCCCGGATGTTAATGAGGGACGAGACGCAATACGTAGCGCTATGAAAGAACTTGAATTAGCTGGTTATATCAAAATGGAACAGCATCGAGTAAAAGGTCAATTCCGCACCTATTGGAAGTTTGCTGAAGAAGACCTTAATATGCCTTATGTAAAGAAAACCAGTGACGGGTTTTCCGTCAGCGGTTTTTCAGGCAGTCTATACATTAATAGTGGGACAGTCGCTAGTACTAATACTAGCGATAAGTCACTTAGCTTAAAGAGAGATAAAGTACTACGTACTTTATCTCTAGGTCCTGACGGACGGGAAGGAGAAGATATGGGTTGGCCTTTTGAAGAAGAAGATTCAACATCGCCAAAGAAGAAAGTCGCCAAGGAGATGGACGCAACACCAGGCGCCGTAGGAAAAATTGAAGACCGTCAAGCACGACTAAACGCAAAGTACAAGCGCACAAAGTTTGAGGCAGTCCCTAAACACATGCGCCGTAACGAACGTGTTGAAGAGGACTGGGATGTTAACGACATCATCGCAGAGTTTTATGACTTGCTTCGTGAAAATGTTCCCGGAGTTCCCGGGCAGATTAATCGTGATCATCTACGCAACTGGATGTTACGCATGTTTGGAGAAGGATCTACAAATGTGGGAATGCTAAAAGCAGTTCGCATGTTCTTTAAAGATCCACGATTAATTCGTGATGCTGGAATCGGTGAGCCATTGTGGCGTCGGTTTGTGGCATACTACGGAACTGTTCATGGAATTGTGCACCGCGATCAGCAACCTGAGGGCGATGCAGAAGCTATGAAACAACATCAGGAAAAGATGTTGAAACTACTGGAGGGGTAATGTATTCACTAGAGGGCTTACCAGGAAGTAAGAGAGCACAAATTAATAATGCTAACTTTCCTGCAAAAACTATTGGCATGCGTTTAGAGGATTTAGATCATTTACCAAATCAAATTCCAATGTGGCTTGGTTTAGTAAAGAAACAACTTGTAGTTCGTTCGTTTGGGGAAAAGACTTGTGGTCTTGGGTTGCTACTCCAGGGCAGCCCGGGCCACGGTAAAACAACGATGGCATCTGCTGTAGCACAGGAGCTCATACTGACAGCAGAGTCTTCTGTCTGGGGAAACTCAACTAGCTTTGTAAGAAGACCAGTTATGTTTCTTGATTACCCAAAGCTATTAAGATTACAAAAAATGAGTTGGTCTGAAGATGACGACTCTATTGAATTGCTTATCAAAGGCTTATATGGAGAGGCGGGCAAAGAAAACGATGTTTGTCTGCTCATACTAGATGACTTAGGAAAAGAATATAGGACCGCTTCAGGGTGGGCAGAAAATACTTTTGATGCTTTACTTAGGGCACGGTTTAACGCCGGTTTGCCAACGATAGTCACAACCAACTATTCTTTGGATAAGTGGGATGACATGTATGGTGAGTCGATGGGAAGTTTTGGCCACGAAGCTTTTGTTCCTATTGACGTAGTATCAGAGAAGGGAGATAGAAGACGATGGGCTTGAAAATGAATGACTGGCAAGTGTTACAGATCTTTCTGTCAGAGACGGGCGTGCACGAAGTAGAACTAAACTCTGACGGTAAGACTTTACGCTGTAATTGTCCTGGTTCTGAGAGAAGAGCTCAATGCAAACATATGCGGTTTGTTAGAGTTAAGATGAACAGGAATGGTGGAATTTATCCTTGCGATCTTTCTACTCGTGCGTCTAAGCTAGACGCTATTGCCGCAAGTCAAGATCCAAAAGTATTTAGACAACTTCTAATTGATTACGGAAAAATTGAGGTAGTCTAACTTGAAGGGGGGCGATATCTCTAACGGGATTCCTTTGAGAGTAGTGGTAACTTTAGATTGCATTATTGATCGAAAGCCCACTTTCAAACGGGTCCTAGGTGTCCCTGTAGTAGGGGAAGAAGTTTCTTACAATAGACAGGCGCTGTCTTTATTCTGGCGCTTTGCTGACAAATATGGTTATTCCATGGAGCTTGTAGGCTTTGACATGTCTACCAAAGAAATGCAGCAAGTCCAGGAAGATTTAGACAATTTGGGTACTAACCCTTTTAACTATTATCTTAGATATAACGTAGTAGCCGATCTTGTGGCTGAGCTGCCTTACCGCCCTGAACTTGTCGGAGTTGTGGATATACCATCTCGTGCTCTACGATATGGCAGCAAGTTTATAGACCTGGGGGGGAAGATCTAATGGCAGCTGATAATGAACTTCGTCTTCTGTCTAGAGCAATTAGAACACGGGATATATCTCCACTTCTTGAGGCTGGTGTAAAAGGTGACTGGTTCTTTGTAGAAGACAATAGATCAGTATGGAATTTCGTAGTAAATCATTGGACTAAATATCAAGAAGTTCCTACAGCTGTGACTGTAAAAGATAACTTTCCTACATATAACTTACTTGCTGTAGATGATTCACTGGATTATTTATTAGATCAATTAATTGAATATCGTAAACGTCAAAAAACTATTGATGTAGTACAGGCTGCAGCAGAAGCAATTCAAGGCGGAGATCATGATGCAGCTATCGCTGCTATGAGTGTTGGCGTTGCCAAGATTGCAGACGAAGGCATAAAAGATTCTGGTGATATCGATCTTACGGACAATGCATCACAGCGTTTTGATGAGTATCTATCTATCAAGACTAGACCAAACGGTTTGCTTGGTATGGCTACCGGGTTTCCTACAATCGACAAGGCTACTGCCGGATTACAGCCAGGCCAGTTAGTAACAATTATTGCTCCACCAAAGACAGGTAAGTCTGTCCTTGCAATGCAAATTGCAGTTAACGTCCACGAAGATGGTTTCGTACCCATGTTCCAATCATTTGAGATGACTAACATTGAGCAACAACATCGTCACGACGCAATGCGTGCCAAGATTGCACATTCTCGCTTGATTCGTGGATCCTTAAATCAACAAGAAGAAGCTCGATATAGAGCAGCACTTTCAAAGATGGAAAGTATGCACAACTTCTATCTAACTGACGCAGTACCTTCAATGACGGTTACGGGTCTTGCTGCCAAGATTGATAAGCTTCGTCCCAATATAGTATTTGTAGACGGTGTTTACCTTATGTTAGATGAAATCACGGGGGAGATTAACACACCTCAATCTATTACAAATGTCACCCGTAACTTAAAGAAATTAGCAATGTCCAAAGAACTTCCAATGGTTATCTCTACCCAGGTTCTTCTTTGGAAGATGAAGAAGCGCCAAGTTTCGGCGGACGCCATTGGATATTCATCTTCGTTCTACCAGGACTCAGATGTAATCCTTGGTCTACAAAAGCAAGATGAGAATGACGATACATCTAGAGAGTTAAAAATTGTTGCAAGTCGCAACTGCGGGCCAGCATCCACTGACCTGTTATGGGATTGGGAAGAAGGGAAGTTTGAAGAGTATGGATCTCTATTTGGAAACACATCCATTTAACGGCAAACAAAGCTGTAAAGACGCAGACCCTGAACTATTTTTTCCAGATGACGAGGGGATGTACGCAGACTTAGATAAAGCTAAGAGCATCTGCAAAGACTGTCCGCTCACCCTTGATTGCCTTGCATACGCAGTACGCCACCCAGAGTTAGAAGGTGTGTGGGGTGGCACAACATCTAAGGATCGCAAATACCTACGTCGAAGGAGGGTACGTGTCACCACTTGATTTAAGAGATAAAGACAACCCTATACACGTATGTATTTGCGGATCAACTTTATGGAACCTAAAAGTCATGTTCGATGACTATGAGATATCGTTCTACTTCTTAGAAATGGAGTGTGCGGAGTGCGGAGCATTAGCTACAGCGCCTACGCCAATTGATCGTGTGGAGATTTAAATATCTGTTTAAGCGAGCAATAAGCTTTGTAGAGTTCAACACAGGTCTGTGGAGAATTAGAAACTATATCTACACGGTTAAGTGTAAGCGTGGTAATCACGGGTTAGTAGCAGGAGTTCTACTTACAGACGATTACTTGTCTCCAGTAGATCATTATTACTGCATGCATTGCCATAAAGAGTGGAGCGTTGAAGAGTGGGAAGGCCGTAATGTATAGAGAAGGGGATGTAGAACAAGCCCTACTTCGTTTAGGGTTAGACCACAAAGCTCAGCATCGTGATGAACTTACTGGCTGGTGCCCTATGCACTTGGAACGTACCGGCAGAGAAGACTTCAATCCATCCTGGTCTATTAATGTTGAGACCGGTGTCCACCACTGCTTTTCCTGTGGATACAAAGGAACATTACTAACTTTGGTGGCGGAAATACTTGATCTTAAAACTGAGTGGGGACGCTTAGATTTTGATGCTGCTAAAGACTGGCTAAGAGCATCTATCCAAGTAGATCTAGATTTACTTATTAAGCATGTAGAGCAGATGCGTGAGTCATACGTATCTCTTCCTAGACCTGTAGAGATGAGCGAAGCTCGTTTAGCGGTATTTAATAGCGCTCCTGAATGGGCTTTGGCTGCCCGCAAACTAACAGCCACTGCCTGCTATAACTTTGGTGTTTTGTGGAATGATAAACAGGAGTCCTGGATTACCCCCATACGTGACCCTAAAACTAACAAGCTTATGGGTTGGCAAGAAAAGGGTCAGAACTCCAGGCTATTTAGAAACCGTCCTGCCGGCGTACAAAAATCAAAGACTTTATTTGGTCTTGACGTTTGGATGGGCGGAACTATGATTGTAGTTGAGTCTCCTTTAGACGCCGTATATCTCTCTTCATTGAGAATTGGATCTGGTGTTTCAACTTTTGGAGCTTCTGTAAGCTCAGAACAGATCGATCTTATGCGACAGGCGGACAAGTTAATCCTTGCATTTGATAATCCCAAAGTAGATCCGGCTGGTGAGAAAGCATCCCTCGATATGTTTACTAGAATACGGTCATTAGGAATGGAGTGTTCCTTTTTTGCTTACGGTGATAGCGGCAAGAAAGATATAGGGGATATGGCTTTAGAAGAAGTTCAAAATGGCATTAATAATGCCAAACATTTCGTATTCGGGGTAGAGGCCATATACGCATGACATTTACAGGCACGTTACTCCCGTTTCAACCAGAAGCCGTTGAAGCTATGACTCGGCGGGGAAAGATGCTGGTTGCTTATGACTTAGGGCTGGGAAAGACAGTCCTTACAATTGCTGCGCTAGAACAGCTAATGGATAGCGGTTCCGTACGTGAGCCAGGAATTATAATCTGTCTTTCCAGCCTTAAATATCAATGGGCAGAACAGATAAGGAAGTTTACCGATGGATCTTCAAACCCTTTGGTCATTGATGGAACGCCAAAGCAAAGAGCAGAGCAGTATGCGGAAGCCATCGACTGGGGTCATTCGTTGGTGGATTACGTCATTCTTAACTACGAGCAAGTTGTTAACGACTGGGAGTATGTACGACAACTCCCTACAGGATTCATTGTCTGTGACGAAGCAACCGCAATTAAAAGCTTTAGATCAAAACGATCTAAATACATAAAGAAATTAAGTAGCGATTATAAGTTTGCCCTTACAGGTACCCCAGTAGAAAATGGAAAGCCTGAAGAGCTGTATAGCATAATGCAGTTTGTAGACAAAAGTGTTCTAGGTCGTTTTGATTTATTTGACCAAACATTTATTGTTAGAAATAGGTTTGGTGGCGTAGAGAGATACAGAAATCTTCCCGTACTTAACAAAACTCTTATGGAAGCTTGCGTACGTAAACGTCAAAGCGATCCTGATGTAGCCCCCTTCTTGCCAGAAACTATTAATGCCGAACCTATCCTTGTAGCTTTTGATTCAGCCGGTAAGAAGCTATATCAGTCTATAGTTTATGAACTATTAAATGATTTAGAAGAGGCTTTAGACTCCTACGGTGCATCATTTGATATTTTTGCACACTATGGTCAGGGAGAAAACTTTGATGGTGCCGACGCTATGCGTGGTAAAATTATGTCTAAACTTACTGCACTTAGAATGCTTTGCGACCACCCAGATCTACTTAGAAAGTCTGCCAAATCCTCTGCGTATGCTGAAGAGCTAAAGAACAGCGGTCGTCTAGATTCAGTGACTAAGTCGCCAAAATTATCTGCTTTAAAAGAATACGTTAATAACTTTTTATCAGAGTACGAAGGCAACAAAGTTGTTATTTTTACCAGCTATGTGCACATGGTAAATTTAATACGCGATGAGTTTATAATGGATTGGGCTAGTGCACCGTATACAGGAGAAATGAATGCTAAACAAAAAGAAGAAGCAAAAGTTAAGTTTCAAACAGATCCTGAAGTTAGGATCCTTGTCAGCTCTGATGCTGGGGGTTATGGTGTGGATCTACCTCAAGCTAATCTTCTTATTAACTACGATCTTCCGTGGAATGCCGGACTCGCACTTCAACGTAATGGACGAATCCGAAGAGCATCCAGCGAATGGGGATCTATAGTCATACAGGATTTACTAATGGAGGGGTCGGTAGAAGAACGACAGCATGCAATGCTAGATCAAAAATTAGCAGTAGCTGGCGCTGTTGTAGATGGAGAGGGTATAGATTCACAGGGCGGAATTAAGTTGACTGTGGGTTCACTTAGGGGGTTCTTACAAAATGTTTCCCTGTAACATATTACTATGCCTAATTCGCCTAAGACTCCGACGCGTACTATACGTGTCTCTAATGAGCTTTGGGCTGCTGTAAAAGAAAAAGCAGCTATTGAGGGAACGACCGTAACTCAGGTTATTATCGAAGCCCTCAAAAAATACATAGCGGAATAATCTTTACGCTATAATTGTTACACACCTAGACCCGCCGAACGGGGGTCTTTAACTAGTCTCGTCTAAGGAGAGAACTATGTACCCAACCCCAAATGGAAAAGACTGGCGCCCAAAAGATTGGGAAACGCCAAGA